AAGTTTCCGCAACGGCCCCAATGGTGTTAAGCGTCGCCGCAGTCAACACCTGCCCGCTAGTCGTCCCTGCTGTCCACTGTGTAGCCATAATGTTTCTCCTTTATGCCACTCGACTACTGTCAAGTATCCCTAAATATGTGTCGTCCAAAATAAAACTCTGATACTGGTATGCGGGCAACAAACCTAACGTTACTTGACAGTCCGACGGTGTAGCCGAAATACGGCGACTAGCAATAACCGACATTTTGGTTTGCTGGGCGCACCCGGTCGGCGTGTAGGTCAACTGGACTGGTTGCCACATCACTGACTCAATGTCGAGGATCTTGTTCCAAAACGGGGCTGCGGCGTCGGCGGCTGCCGATTGAACCATTTTAGAACTGAGGGTTAGTTCTTGTGGGGCAAAAACAATTCCACCAAAACGGTTGATCCACGAATTAACTGTGTTGGTTTGATCTGCAACACCGTTAGAACCCGCTTGTGTGTACGAACGAAACCTTTGCCCGTATTTAGTTGTTGAAGTAGCGTTAAAACTTGTAACGGTACTGAATACCGCTGGGTCAGTTAGGGTCACATAATTTGTGAGTTGGTCTTCGTCGTAACCAGTAACAAGATCACCAATAGGTAATTGTGTCCCTGAAACCGTTTTGTCTTTGAAAAGAAAAGTTGTCCTGTTGGCAGCGTTTCGAGTCATTGTGTAATCAATAAGTTCGTACCCAAAAACAGGGCTAGTCAAAGTGATTGTTGTCGGAATAATCATTGAGGGTCCGACAGGAGTAATAATTAGCGAAATTGACGAATTAAGACTGTTGCCAACATTTGATGTAGTGCATTGAATTGTAAAATCATTTGTCAACAATTTTGTTGTGACTGCGTAACCGGTGTTAGTACCACCAAGCGTTGGCATTTGAGCAGGGGCTGAAACGCCTGTGTTTTCATAAAACTGTTCAATTGCTGTTGAAGCGTTTGCACTACCAAAGTTTGTGTTTACTGTTGCGGACCTTCCGCCAGCGGTCAAAGCGTCAATAAACGAGATAGTGACATACGAGTTGATCCCGTTGTCGTCCAACGCGAACTGGTCAACGATCCCGTGAAACAGTTTAAAACTGGTAGGCACACCGCCGACCGTTGTAGTGCCGTTAATAAGTACGGCCTGATTAAACCAGTCAACCGACCCATATGTGCCACCGCCACCCGGTGTAAAAGACCCCGTAAAGTTCTTTATTAACATTGAGCCTTTACTGGTCCCGATCTCAGCCAACGAAACCTGCGTGTTTACATTGAACGACATGACTTCCGACGTAATGTCATATGAAGCGCCAAGGTTGCCAATCGTGATTGTAAAAGCGGTTGTGATAGCCATTTAGAACCTTGCGCTTGTCGTGGTCTGTAACGGGATCGCACCGTTCTGTCGAGCATATTTTTGGATTGCTCGCACTACTGCGTCAGGGTCTCCACCGTTGACATTGACCGTAATTGTGTTGCCGCCCATTGCGCCGTTTGGCGTGATGTTCCCAGACGACGACGGTGTGAACAACTCTGGGCCGCGCTCACCCACAAGATAGGAGCCACCCGGTGCGACCGAACCCCCTGCAGCTCTTGCGCCACGAAACCGCATCGCGTTCAATTCAGGCGTATAACCACCAGCCGTAATGACGTTAATAAGACCTAAAGCGCGCTCAAGTTCGCCAGTGTCAACAAGGACTCGAATCTGATTCTTTTGTGAGTCGGTAAGTGCGATTGATTCGGCAAGTTGAAGAACCATTAATTTGGCGTCAATAAGCCCTTGCTCATATTTGCCTAACGCTCCATCAGCACCGTTAAAAGCCTCTATCGCTTTTTCGGCAAGTTTGTCTAATTCTTCTCTAGCGTCAGCCATCGCACTATCAAGTTCTAAAGTGCCTTTCAGGGCCTGCCATTTAAGATCAGTGCTAGTTACTTCTGTGCCTTGCTCTTCAACCGCGTCAGTGGTGTCATTGATTGCATTGATTCGAGACTGAGTGTATTCGGTATACATTCTGCCTTGATCAGTCAAATACAAAAATGCGTCGCCAGCATCATTGCCGACAGCCGCAAGCAATTCAAGCGCAGTCATAGACGTGTCAGCCATAACTTGAGTTGCACCTAAAAATTTGACAACATCTTCAAGACTTGAACCCATGTCTAGAAGTGTCGCCGTTGGTGTTTTGAGCCCTGCAAAACCGCTGACCAATTTGGCAGGCAATTCAATAGCAGGGGCAAGAGTTGTTACAATTGCAGTAATTTGCGGGACCAAATCCTCGCCGATAGTTATTGCAAGGTCCTCAAATTTATCTTTCAAATCGTTGGTAGCGTCGCGGAAGTTTCGAGCCTTACTGATTTCATTCTGGTCAATAACTTTGGCGTCACTCACACTTGCAAGTGATGCTGAAAGAGTCCCTGCACCTTGGTCAATAAGCAAAGCCATATCGGTCCAGCCTTTGCCGAGTAACTTGACGCCTTCTTTAGCGCGTTCTGCTGGGTCCTTAATGTTCCTAAGATGTTCAATGGTGTTTAAGAACGTCGCGTTGACATCGAGCGCACCAGTGTTGGTGTATTCAAGGTCAACGCCAAGATTTTTGAAAAGGTCGGGGTCTTGTCCGATCGTTCGGTTCATTTTGCCAATTGCAGTTTCAACACTGCCAAACTCAATCCCGAGATCGCCTGTAACTTCAGCCCATCGGGATGCTTCTTCTGCACTCAATCCAGTAGCGATTGCAAATTTGTCAACCTCAAGGGCTAAGTCTTGAAATGCTGTGATTGACTTTTTAGCAAACCCGACAAAAGCGGCCGCGCCTGCAATAGCGAACGCAGCCGCGTTTGCTTTGACACTGTCCATGACTGCGGTTGAACCAGCCTTAAATTTGTTCATTCCTCCTTCTGCGTCACCAACCGCAGTTTTGAAATTATTAAAGGCGGCTCTGGCGGCTTTAATTCCGTTATCTTGAAATTCTGTGAGGATAGGAATGTTGATTGCCATTAGCGGTTCACCTTCATCAATTCTTTGTTCGCTTCAAAGATTACCTCTTTGATAACAGGCTCTAAAGCCTTTTGGAAGTCTGGGATCGCTTTCTCTCCACCAGCCCAAACCATGCGCGACGGACCGCGACCAATCTTTTCGTTAAGGACACCAGCAAAGTTTGGGCGAGCACGCGGACCACCACGGCTTCGATTGCCACTTTTGCCAGCCATGTCTGCGATCGCGAGAGCTGCGCCTTTGGTGCCGACAGTGATCGTTCCGATGGTTTCATATTGGGCACCTTTCGCGATATTGCGTTTGCGTGCTTTTCGAGTGTTGGTCTTGACAACGATGTTGCGGGTCTGACCGTTTTTCCACCCGGTACGCCATTGCCCATCCATGCCTCGAGTAGGCGACGACGACGGGACTAGCGGTGTGATCGCGTCAACAACGACCTTTCCAAGTTCACGGATCTGCTTGCCGTAAGCGCGACGCAATTTAGGGTCAATTGAATTGATCGTACGCAACGCCTCTTTGAGGCCAGTTGGTTTTAGATCAATTCCCAGACTCATCGTTTGTGTTTCGCTTTCTCGTTTTCCTCAACCAGTAAGCGAACCATCTCATCCACAACCGACGCTGGACACTCCATCAAATCCAACGGACTGATGCCTGTCCTTAACGCCAGTTGCGCTATGAGGTTAACTGCGCGTCCTGCTTGGGTTTCTCTTTTGGGACAAAAGTAATGTCCCCTACCAAATTGAGCCACTTGGGAAACACTTCAACGATCACGCCATTTGAGCGGACCGCGTCCCATGCCAACCAAGCCAAAGCCTTGAACTTCATGTTTTCTAGAAACTGCCCGACGGAGAGCTGCGGATGATGATCCTCCCAGCGACACGCAACACCGTAAGTGATCGGTGCCTCGTGTGTTTCTCCGTCGAGCATTTCTACTCGTAACGTCATACCAATCATGTCGGGGTCCTTTGTTTGTGTTGGTTAGATCAAGCAGTTGCGCGGACCCAAGTGCCACCAGTGCCCGTGAGGGTCATGGTGTCAAGGGAGCCAACGGTGCTTGAAACTGGCATATATGAGGAGATCATCATATTCGAGATCGTCCATTGGGGGTTTCCGGGTGCGGCCGCGCCGCTGTCAGGTGTAACGACCACGGTGGTGTCGCCGTCGCCGATGAGGTCCTGCAAGTAAAACTCAACCGAGGTCGCGCCGTACTCCAGAAGGACGGTTGCCGAGAGGCTCACGGTTTGGAGCCCCGCCACGTACTTGTGGCCAGTAGCACCCATCGTGGTGGATTCGAGGCTGTCATAGCCGACCTCAAGGGTCACTGATGAGCAGTTCAAACTGATGTTGTGCGTTGCGATGGTCAGTTGTGCTGAGCCTTGGTAAACGATTGCCATGATGTTTTTCCTTTTCTAGTTAGCGTGTCGCTGTGAGTTTGATGGTGAGGTCGTAACAGGGGAG